CTTTGATAAGGCGTTTGAAGAAGCCCTAGCAAATAAAATAACTCCAGCGAGCGCCCTTACTAATGCGGAAAAAGATTATGCTGATCTCATTGGTACATCCGATGTAGATCAAATAAAATTATCATGTCTCGACAAAATCCCCTCTGGATATGAACATCCATCCTATACACGAGAAGATTACTATGAAGAGATGAGAGCTCAAAGAGCAAAAGCGGAGGCCAACCCAGAAATAGGTGTAATAAAACGATCACAACCAAAACTTTATGAACATGTCTTAAAGGAAAGACTGTTTTCGTACCCCTGCAAGAAGAAGGGTAAAAAGAACAAAGGAGAAGAAACCAATAATGCATATGTTACTCTTATTAGTAGAACTGATCAAGATCAAATGGAACCAGCACCTCAAGGTGCTGGAATGTCAATGAATTCAACTCCGGGGTCAGTTCCACCACCTCCTGTAGCAATTACACCAGCTTCAGGAGCAATGCCAGAACCATCTACAGAACCAACAGCATTAGTGAACTTACCCGAGGGTATCGCTGAATTGGAAAATATCAATCAACCACCTGATATGCTTCAATTTGGTGGTGTTGATTTTACAATTATGGATTTAGCATATCGTCAATGTGTCGATCACGTTGCTGATAAACCAATAAACCAAAATGTTCCACGAGGAACAGTATTATTGGTTCAATCTTATGATCCAACAACTTTAAATCCGTATATTCAAACTTTGGCAAAATTGCATAATCGTTTTACTGGTCCTTTAATCTATCGTGTTCATACAATTGGAAATCCTATTTTTATGGGAGAATTAGCATGGGCTTGGATCCCAGATATTCGTAAATGGCGTGAGGGAGATATCATTCCTGATGCTGAATTTCAAAAATATTTATGGGTTACATTTTCCGTTCGTGAATCATGGACAAAGAATTTTGCGTTAGCTGATGCACGTCGAAGCCTTTTCTATCGATCAACAGATATTTCTGCTGATGATACACTCGAAACTAGACCAGGTTTTGCAATCGTTATGTATCGTTCCGTTGTAAACCCATTCGCAAATCCTGAAGCTGCTTGTTACTTCAATGTTGCTTCATATTTATCAACTAATTTTCGTTTCTCAGATCCTAGGCTAGCACCAGAACTCCTTGGTACTTCTCCTGGTAGTCAACAAACCGAATCAGTAAATTCTATTACTGGTCGTACATTTGGCACAATCTTCAGCGAATACGGTTTAATAAATTCTCCCCTTGTATATATGTGTACAGACGGAGAACAATATCCCGTTATTGGAATGGATTTGGAAATTCCAAGTCAAACTGGAAAATGGACCCAACCAGCTATTCCTTATCTTCGAGATGCCGCTTATGTTACGTTGAGTTCAAACGCTGCTTTATATCGTGTATCAAATCATCTTAATGCTCTTTTAGAGGCAGACTATGTCAATCGATTGGTCCCTCAATTTTCATCAAAGAATTACCAATCAGGTTCACCAGATCA